CCAAGCTATTCGCCCGACTCTTCACTACAGAGGAGGGGCGCAAGGTATTGACTGTGCTTGCAAATGAAACCGCAGGCATGGTAGTACCTGCCGGACAGCCAACGGAGATCCTCCAGAGAATGGAAGGAAAGCGTGAGTTGGTTGCAGATATCTTTGACAGAGTGCATCGAGGGATGAAATGAAAATTCGCGACCCCTTTCTCCTTATTCTTGAAGGCCTTGAAACCCGCCATCTTTGCTTTGCTGATGATGGCCCTGATGATTCAGGCGGTGGGGCCGGTGATAATCCTGGCGACGGTGGTGAGCCAGGCGATGAAGGCGGAGACGAAGTAGCCGCCAAGCCTGAGTATGTCCCTGAGAAATTCTGGGACCCGACAAAGGGCGAATTCCGCACCGAAGCGGCCATGAAAAGCTATGTTGAGCTGGAGCGCCAGCAGAGCAAGAAGGGCGCCGAGCTTAAGGCGGAATGGGAGAAAGAGGCCGAAGCGGCGCGTCTGGCCAATAGGCCGGAAGACCCCAGCAAATATAACGTCCAGATCCCGAAAGATTACGAGGAGATGGGCATTGGCATTGACGATGATGATCCCACATTGGGCTTTTGGCGAGAAATGGCCCACGAGCTCGGCCTTGACGAGAAAGCCTTCAACAAAGGCCTCGTCGGGTACATCGACGCTCGTATCAAGGCTGCGCCTAACCTGCAGGCGGAGATGGACAAACTCGGTGATACCGCCAAGGTCCGCACCGAGGCTGTGGGCCGATGGGCTGCACGAACTTTTCCTGAAGGCGAGCTTTCTGCCCTGGAGACTATGACCGTTACTGCCGAGGGCGTGCTTGCTCTTGAGCGTGTCATGGCAATGGTAGAGAAGGGCGGCCCTCCGTCGAGCAGCCAGAGCGCCAGCACTTTTGGCAGTCAAACAACTCTTTCGGAACTCCAGGCTCTCCAGAATGAACCCAGGTATTGGGACCCGATGCAGAGAGATCCTAACTTCGTCAAGAAGATTGATGATGGGTTCGCGAAGCTCTATTCGGACGCAGATAAGTAAGGGGTTGCGTAGTTAGGTCTTGTTGTATTATACAGACCTAACGGCCCCGCTATAGACGTAGTTGCCCTTCGGGAAAACTTCTACTTCATGGAGTGGACAACCGGAAACGGAAGTCAAACCCAATGAGGTAATCCCAATGGCACTCGATGTCTCCACCGCTTTTATCAAGCAGTTTGAGAGTGAAGTGCACATGGCGTATCAGCGCCAAGGCACCAAGCTCCGCCCGACCGTCCGTAACAAGATGGTCACGAACGCGAAGTCGACGACCTTCCAGAAGGCAGGCGAAGGCTCCGCTACGACCAAAGCACGTCACGCCGAAGTGACAATCATGAACATCACGCATTCGAACGTCGAATGCACGCTGACCGACTACTTTGCGTCGGACTACAGTGATGTCATGGACGAACTGAAGACCAACATCGACGAACGTATGGTTCTGGCCCTGTCCGGCGCCTGGGCTCTCGGTCGCAAGACTGACGAGCTGATCACTACGGTTCTCGATACCACGACCAACGCGGTTGCCCTCGATGCGACGGGCATGACCAAGGCGAAGGCTTTCTCGGCTTTCGAAACGCTCGGTACGAACGATGTCCCGGACGACGGTCGCCGTTATGGTGTGGTTGGCATCCAGCAGTGGACTGAACTGCTCGACATTACGGAGTTCTCGAACTCTGATTATGTCGGCGGCGATACTCCGTTTGCTCGGGGCCTGGTCGGCAAGAACTGGCTCGGCATCAACTGGTTCCCGTTCTCGGGTCTGCCGGTCGATGGCTCCAGTGATCGCAAGTGTTTTGTCTACCACACTTCTGGTGTCGGCTTTGCTTCTGGCAAGGATGTCTCGACGGAGATCAATTATGTCCCCGAAAAGGTGTCCCATCTCATCACCTCGATGATGAGCCAGGGCTCGGTCATGATTGATGACGAATCCGTCATCGAAATCCTCTGCGACGAGTGAGGTAACAAATGGCTCTTGACGCGACGAACCTTTTCACCGTGGCTCAGGGTGGGGCGAACGCAGTTCACCTCTACCTGTCCACTGACGCAATCGCCTCTGTCGATGACGCGGACTATTTCCTGGGTGCCCAGGAGAGACTCCGGGAACACGACGTGATTATCAGCATTGATACGGACACGAATACCGTTGATGTTCTGATGGTCTCGGCCTCTACCACGTCGACCGTTACGGTCGTCAACGGAACCTAAGCGCGCCTCATCCCCGCGACTAGGCAGGTGGGGGAGTGCGGTTATCCAGCCCCGCGCTCTCCCACCATTTTTTTAGGCTGGAAATGGATGCCGTATGTCCAGCCTCAATGAAGATTCTCAGTCTGTAGCTTCAGCTGCGATGGCCATGATTGGCGGCGCAGCTATTACGTCTTTTGACGATAGCTCCATTGAAGCTGAAATCGCTGAATCCCTTTATGAAGATACTGTTCAGGGTATGCTCGCCGAGCACCGCTGGCGTTTTGCCGCGGCTCAGTACACGCTGAACCATGTAACCGCGACGCCGACTGGCCGCTGGGGTCACGCCTGGCAAATCCCGGATGGGGCAATTGAGGTCTGGACTGTCACCTCAAATGATATCCCCATCGAATATGATATCTACGGCGGCAAGATCTATTGCGATGCGGATTCGTCTTCGACGCTAGTCATTGATTATGCCTACCGAGCCTCCGAGTCCGAATGGTCCGGCGCCTTCAGAACCGCAGTTCAGTATCGCCTGGCCGCCATTTTTGCGGTGCCGCTAAGGATTGATGTTACGATGGCGGAGCTTCTGGATACGCGGGCGGAGATGGCTCTGAAGAGGGCAAAACTGGCGAATTCCCAGAGCCAGACTACGAGAAAGATTCGGACCTCCCGCTTCCTTTCGCAGAGGTACTAATGTCTCGTTTCCGCATTATCCAGACAAACTTCCTGAAGGGGGAGCTTGATCCGCTTGTCGCGGGTCGAGTTGATCTTGATGGCTACTTTCAGGGCGCCAAGACCCTGCGCAACTGGGCGGCTTTTGCTCAGGGCGGCATCATGCGTCGTCCGGGCACGACCTACACGGCCACACTGCAGGGCAAAAGCAGGCTGGTTCCCTTCCAGTTTTCTAAGGACGAGCGCTATCTCTTCGCCTTTTCTGACCAGAGGCTTGATGTTTACGACACGGATGGTGTGGCAGTAACGAACATTACCAGCTGCCCCTGGACCGAGGCCCAGCTTTTTGCGCTGGATTTTGCTCAATGGGGCGATGTGATGTGGGTCGTCCACCAGGATATGCCTATTCAGGAAATCACCCGCACAAGCGCCTCCACTTTTTCCAGGGCAGCCATGGCTTTTGAGGCTCATAGCTCTGGCTATCCGGTCTATGAGCCGTATTTCAAGTTTGCGGTTGAGGCTACGACGATTACGCCCTCCGCAACGACGGGCTCAATTACTCTGACCACTTCAGCTGACCATTGGGTATCTGATCATGTCGGGGTAAGGGTCCGAGTCGGTAGCAAAACATGCACTATCACCGGCTATACCAGCGCAACAGTGGTCAACGCCACTGTGAATGAAACCCTGTCCGGCACTTCTGCGACCGGAGACTGGGATGAACAGGTTTTTTCTGCAGTCCAGGGATATCCGGGCTGCGTTGCCCTTCATGAGCAGCGCCTCTGGCTTGCTGGCACGGAGAACTACCCGTCGTTTATTGCGGCCTCGAATACCACGGCCTTCCGTAAGTTTGATGTTGGCGCCGCAGGTGACGATGAAAGCATTCAGATCTCTCTTGGTTCCGATGGAATTAACGAGATCCGCTTTATTGTGTCTGGCAGACATCTGCAGGTTTTCACGGACTCCGGCGAATTCTATCCCCCGCTGACCTCCGGCGAGCCGCTTACCCCCAGTAACGTGGCCTTTCGTAGGCAGACGGCCTATGGCTGTAAGCGTATTACGCCACAAAATGTAGATGGCGCCACGCTGTTTCTGCAGGAGACCGGCCCTACAGTCCGAGAGTTTGTCTATGATGATGTGGCCCAGGCCTACGGCTCTGACGCTATCTCGCTTTTCAGCCCGCATCTTCTGAGTGCTCCGACGCAGGCCGCGCACATCACGGGCAACTCTCAGCGCCCGGAGCAATACGTATTTTACGTAAATACGGACGGCACCGTCGCTGTCTTTCATACAGCTCGCGCAGAGAGCATCTCTGGCTGGATGCTATGGAGCACCAGATCTGGCGATGAAATTGTTTCTATCAACGCAGTCGGGCCCAATCTTTTCGCCTGCGTTAAGCGGAGCATTAATTCCAGCACGGTTTATTACCTCGAAAAATTTTCCGAGGAGGATGATGTCACCCTGGACTGCTCAAAAGACATCACCGGCTCGGGGCAGACCTTCTCAGGCCTCACTCACCTGGCTAATGAGGAGGTCTACCTTATTGCTAATGGAGTTTCGCTTGGTGCCCATACGGTAAACAGTAGTGGCGAAGTCACCATTACTGAGACCGGAGTGACGGCTATGTCTGCTGGCCTGTATTACGCGCCCAGCCTTGAGACCATGCCGCCCGATACTGGCACAAGTACCGGACCCCTGACTGGTGAGATTCGCCGCATCTCCCGTGTTACTGTAGTTATGAATACCGCGCTCTCAATGAAAGTGGCGGGTACGGAGCTGATTGTTCGCCAGGTCACAGATGATCTTAGCGATCCGCCTACAGCAGTGACGGACACAAGGGACTTCTATTTGCGTGGATATAGTCGTAATCCTACGGTTACAATTACG